GCGCCGATTTTCTTTGGTGCAGATGTTGATGGGTAATTTAGTACAGGGTCACTATCCCATGCGTTCCCGGTAGCACGCGATAAAACCGGGTCATTATCCCATGCGGCCATTATCGTTTCGTCCTAGTTGCGCCGTCCGGAGTGGTGTAGATAGCGCCACTTGGCAAAGCGTTGTATTCGGCATCATTGGTTACAGTTACATGCTTACCGCCAGATGGAGCCCCACCCTTCCCGCGCTTCTTCGCATATTGAGAATCGCCCCACTCAGATGAATAGGAGTTTTCTGCATTGTCGGCAATCTTCTTCATGTATGCAGCAACCTTCTCAAGCTGCAATTTAGCTTCTGTTTCACTCAGGTCCGGCGTGATGTTGGCAATCATGGATTCAACAATAGGCCATTCCCTTTCGGTCATCGCGCCGATAGAACCCTTTGTACGCATCATTTCAAGACCGGCAGACTTTAGATTAGCCTTGAGCGATTCAATCTCCCTTCGCGTATCGTTTGCCCCCGGAAGGTAGCGGGACAGGTAAGCGTTATACCCGCCAAAGTTAGATTCGAATCCATCCTTGTCGCCAAGGATTTTCGATACCTTCTCAGCGCCACCGGATGTTTTCAGGCGAACAGCATCAAGCGCATCGGCGTCCTGTGTGTGCTTCTCGTCTTGTGCGCGATAGATTGACGAACCCGGAACGGCAATAACCGATTTAGTTTGCTCATCCCATGCCTCCCCCGGCTTTAGCTTCAAATCACGTGGACGGCTAGACGCAGCCCCCCCTAGACTTCTCGGGTCAAACCCCATAGCTTCAGCAAGCTTTGCCTTGTTTATCTGCTGTTCAATTCCTCCGCTTTCCAACTGCTGCCGAGCCTGCGCTAGTTTCAAATCTTCAAGCATTCGCGCCCGATCATCTCTGGTATCAGCGCCCATGCGAATGATTCGGCCATCTGACATAATTGCGCGTGACGGGTCGCCCTTCACCCGATAACCTTTTCCGTAGCCGCCGATTTCAATCGGAGAACTGTAATCAAGCGCCGGCCCTTGGGGTTGCGATTCGCCCATGTCATAAGTTTTTCCTGTTGTGTTGTTCCGGATGTAGTTCTGCGGAAGTTCAGGAGGCGGCATGTACGGAGCGCCTATCCCCGTAGTTCCTTGCTGGGCGAATCCATCGGATGTCATTGTCGAACCAGACAGGATGGCGTTGATTTCTTCGCGGGACTTGCCGGAATTTAGAAGGTCTTGGAGTGTCATCATGTCGCCCTCTTAGTAGTTGTTGGCATCGACTACGGCTTTTCTAAGCCTTGCAATTCCAGCATCAGTCTCAGAGTTCCATGCGCCGCCGATTGCGCCAAGACTCGGCATCGAACTAAACCCGCTGCTGCCCCTGCTTATCACTTGCGGGGATTGCGCTTGATTCCTTGCGTACATATTCCCCCACAAGTTTGCATATCCGAGCCTGTTTGCATTTTCGGAATTGGCCGCGTTGATGTTTGCATTCCTGTCTGCCATATACCCTTGTCCATATATTCCCAGCAAGCTACTAAGCCGGCTTGCTTGATTGTCGTACTCTTGGGAACCCATATCCTGCCCGTATTTGGTTAATTCCATTAGCCTGTTTCCAGAGTTCAGCAAACCCCTTGCGCCGAGACTCCTTTGCAATGCCTCTTCGCCCTGCTTAACTCGGAACTTGTAGGCTCCGGTTTGCTGGATTGAATCGGGATTGTCCAGCAAAGCGCGAAGTCTTGATTCCGCATCTGACAAACCGCCTTCAAACCTGTTAGTTGTTGATATTTGCGACGGAGCGCCGCCCGAAAACTTCGCCATGAAGTCAGCAAGAGACATATTTGCATCGGCTTTAGCCTTCTCTTGTTCACGATATGCCGCAATTTGATTTTTATTTCGCGTGATAACTTGTCCTGGTCCGGTGACTTCATAGGCAAGTTCTTTGTCCGTTACGTTGTCAATCCATGACATATCTATACTCCTTCAATCTCAATCGCTTCAAGCCGCAGGTTTGCGTCTTTAACGTGCAGAATTTCAAACGACCGGCGAGCGTACTGCCCGAGTCTCCATACCTTCGATACGTTGTCCCTCAGATCAACCGGACGGAACTTGGAATAGGTCACGAAATCATCATCCGTATGCCTAATCAGTGCCGTCGAATCCACCTTATCTCCAACAAGTTCAGCCCCGCCCATTACTTTTAGTTGGCTTGTCCCACCGTCAAACTTAGGCGTCCTGATGCGAGCAGGAATTGCGCCTATTTCGTCGGTATATACAGATTGCGAAAACTCGTACAAAGCCCCGCTAGTAGCGTGCTGCATGTACTGCTTTCCGTTGGCGGATGTAGACGATGAAATAGGGAAGTAGGACTCGGTATGCTTGACAGAAGACCCCGAACCGCTAAACGCTGTCCCTGTGGCTTGTATAGCGTAGGTGTTCATTGTTACCTCTGTAACTACGTGCCACCCGTTAAAGTCTGCGGTGCTTGCGGAGATTTTGATTACATCACCGTCTGAGTACCCATGAGCGGCAGAAGTAACCACGCCTCTAGCTGAAATCGCAGTGATGGTCTTAGTAACGCCAGACGATACTAAGTAGGTAAAGAATGACCACAACTGAGTGGTGAAGTCGAATACCAATGTAACGGACGAGCCTACCAAAGTCAGTCCGTACAGCATGTGAGAGCCTACGTTAGCCGACCACGAATAGACGCTATCAAGAGAATCCGCGTTGATTATCTTGTCAATTTGAGGGCTTGAAATCTTCTCCGGAGCCATTCCGTTCAACCGGAAAACTCCGCGCCCGAATCCATCCCGTGTTTGACCTACCCAAACAATAGTCCCCGCCATTTCCTTGAAGGAAGCATCCGAAGCCCCACCGATCTTGAAAGCGGCATTCTGAACGGGCGAAAGGATTGAGCCTGTAGCGTTCCCTGCGTCATACAGAAATTCTGTGTTGTACTTCTTGAACGCTGCAAGGTAGTTGTTGTGCTTGCCAAGATACACGCCGGTATCGGGTTCGATCTGAGTACCAATAAACTCAAGCGAAGACCACGAAGCAGCGTTTTCAGTGGCAGACTGCCAGACATCACCATTCGGAGACATCACGAAGAACTTGCCATCCAGAAACGCGCATCCCCTTGTCGTGTTGCTCGGGTAATCAACGTCAGTAATCTGAGTCACCGTGTAGCGATTATCCGTATTCGTTGCATAGGTCGATACGGCACCATCTTCAAGCTGCGCCCAAGCGATATATACCTCGTCACCCGAAACCGCCAACTTGATTCCGCAAGTAACCGTACCGGAAGCGGTCAAGGTAGTGTCAAATCGCGCCCAGGAGCCGCTAATCGTCTTTGCTACATACGTGGAGCCATCCACAGTTATAGAAACCGCTCCGGATCCTGTTTTTCGCTTGATGTAGATTGAGCATGTCCTGTTAAGCGTATCCGTCAAAGCGACAGACTGAAGCATTGTGGCGTTAGTGTTCGTTGCGGTAAGAGTAAATGCCTCAGTCCCGCTATTAGGGTCGGTCTGACCGCTCGTCAGGGTGCAATTAGTCCTGACCCATGCCGCATTAGAAAATAGTTGCGAATAGGTCAACTGGTTCGCGTTCTGAACCATGTAGTATCCGGCAGTTTTGGTCTTTAGAAAAAGTTGGCTCATAGTGGGCTTTGGGCGAAGTCGTAATGCCCTGCACTAATTGTCGATAGGGCGGGAATGGAACCAGGTGACCCAGGTGTTACAAACAGGACATATGGGGTCGTTGTGAAAGGAGATGCCGATAGTGCGTCAGTGACATAAAGAACGATATTTCCGTTCACGTTCGTCCCACTTTTGAGCGTACAAACTTTTCCTGTAGCGTGTGTAAAAAGTATTCCTTCAAATGACCAAGTAATGCCGTCAGAACTAGAGTCGTAAGAAATAACGGTGTGTGATCCACTACTGTAGAACCTATATAACGTAGCGGAAATACTCGCAATATAACTAAACCCTGACAAGCTTCCTCCAGTGTCACCGAATGCAGCACCGTAAGATATTGTTGCGAAATTATCGTCCGTTGATACGATATGACTTTGCCCAGACACGTCAAGCATTGTTGTGTACATTGACGATCCGAATTGTATTACTTGCCATTGACCATTCGCCGACCCATAGCTGTATATATCCGCCACTGTTGTAGCGGAAGACCATGTCACCCCGTTGTCAGATGAAACGAACCTGTATGTTGCAGATAGACCAACAACCATTACATACATATCAGAGCCAGAAAACCAAAAGAACGGATTTCCGTGGGATGCTGGCAAGGAAGCATTAAGGAATGTATGGACCAGCGTGAAAGATGTCGCTGTGGTATCAGACCTGTATAGCTTTATGTCACTGGACGGGCCGTTTGCTATGAACAGCCAGTAATACCCGTTCCCATATCCTACTATCGGGAATCCACTGCCAGGACCAAGGAACCCAGAAAACGCCGATGAAAAATCAATATAGTTTGTGCTTTTGTATACCACTGTCGGCTGAAAATTAACCCCAACAATTACATTAGTTCCGTCAGATGCAGTGGCCCCTTGAAGTCCTAACCCACTTCCGTAAGGATCAAAAGTGGCAGAGCATTGGTCTGTGCTTCCCGCAGTAGCAGGGATGTGGCTGAATCCAAGGGTAGTACCATACACGCTAACAAGTTCGTTATTGAACGCAACCAATCCACCGCCAATCCCTGATCCTTCTGCCTGCGACACAAGCCCCGGACGAATAACGGCTTTATCTCCGTGCTTCGATGTTTCTTTTAGGCAATTGGTAAGCCTAGCATTGCTGTTGCTCTGCCCGTTTTTGGTGCTGACATTGGGGGTAAGTGGAAGCCTCATAGCGGACTCTGTGAGAAGTCGTACATTCCGGATGCTACCGTTCCTATGGTCGAAGGCGCAGAGCCAAAGCCTAGCGTTGTTCCATACACGGTAATCAACACACCATTAAAATTCACTTCTCCGCCGCCTATTCCTGTAGCCGTTGCAATCTCAGAAAGCCCCGGCCTGACAACAGCAAGCGTTACGCCTTCGTCAGTCTCGGAAAGCATATTTACAAGACGCCCATCCTTGTCAGAGACGCCATCCCGAGAATCTATCTCAGCTATTAGCGGCAGTCTCATTCAAGCCCCGGCTGGAAATAGTCTTGCACCGTTTCGGCATACGAACTACGGGCGATAGAGATAGACTCTCCATAGTTTGACTCCATTTCAGCGGTCCACTTGACTGTGTATTTTGGCGCCGCACGTTTAGCCAGCCCGTTAGCCAACGCAGCAAACCACTCTTGAGGGTAGGAAATGTCATTGGCTACAGCGTCCAAGTCTTCAGCAGGAGCAAGGAAGGTCAATTTAACTACCTTCGTAACGTCCGATGGTTTAGCGTCGAAGCGAATGGTCCCGTTGCCTATCGTGTTTTCGTACAAGTGATAGGCAGGGTCGGATTCGGATATGGGAGTCGGCAGTGATTCGTAAGAATCAAGCGAGATAGGAAGGATTTGACTCTCTACGCCGGAAGTGTCCAGAAGGTCGGCATGTTCAATGTAGAGGGGGCGCATCAGTTTGGTGGTGTAGATAAACACCCGATTACCAGAAGCAGCAGAACCCGTCAGGCCGGGAGCAGGGATAACAATCGTGTCAGTGCTTGAGGTAGAGCTAACCGTAGTCCATTGGATAGCACCGGAGTCCAGAAGAATGCCGATCTTGTCGGCAGTCGTTACGCCCGAATTTGACGAGACAGTAAGCGATGTATCCGTAGCGACTTTGGAAGCCGTGAGGGTCGTGGTGACATAGGCCAAAGAAGCGTTATCACCTGTCGGACCCAAACTATAGGAAGACTGCCCATCTTGCAGGAACAGATAACCACGCTTCCGGCTGAACGCTTTAAGCCCTGGCGCAAAGTCGAAATTACCAGACCATTGCTTGACCATGAAATTAAGCGTTCTGAGCATACTCGTTTCGTCATCAGTCGTTACCGTCCCACCCGCCGGCAGAACACTCAGGATTTCGAGTGCTTCGGTGATAACGTCTGAAGCAGTTGCAGAGTAGTCGTAGGAGCCGGATGTAGTCATTACGCCGCCTTTTTGTATTCCAGCAATGGAGTAATCGCCGCATACATCTCATCAGCCGATATATCCGCCTGACACTGCGACACTCCGGTTTGTTCATCCCTGAAACAATGCTCAAATGAATAGTGCATTTGATGGCATGGGTAGCAGGATGTATTCGGCTTCAGAGCCGTGGTGTTCTTCCAATGCTTCGTTAGGTTCTCTTCAGACGAATGGGAAAGGGTGATGATCTTGGGTACTTCTTCAAGCCCGACAGAGTTAAGCACTCCGGTCTCAGGACCGATTACCAAGTCAGCCACTTGAGCAAATGCCAAGGACTCTCGAATCGTCCATTCACCAGACCGGCAGAACACCCGAGGCTCTTTGTCCCACCCCTCTTCTAGCAGTTTGCACATATCGTCGCCAACCAGAACGACCTTTGTTTCCTTGTGCTTCAGCATCAGACGGGCAATGATCGTGTCCAAGTAAGGCCACGCCTTATGAACAGCAGAACCGGACAAAGACCATAGGATTACGAACCCTCCCATCTTGGCTTTTTCCTTCTTAGCCCATGCCTTTTCTTCGTCAGTCGCGTAGAACTTTTGACGAAGTGGAAGGGGAACTTCGGCTAAATCGTGAGCAAACTCAAGGTAATTGACGTTCAGGTACTTCTCACGAACAGACTTGGGCCACGTATGCGCGGTCCTTCCAGGCAGTGCAAGCCAAGTAGCTTCAACCGATTCGCTCAGGTTGATGAACTTGGTGTATTTCTTTTTCATCGCATCCCAAAACTCGGGCAAAGCCGCATTTGGAACTTGGTCTTTTCCCTGAATGATGATTTCGTCAATATTCGGGTCGTGCTTGATTACTTCGTTACCTACGTCAGTCGTGTAGACCGTTACGTGGTAGCCCTGTGCCTTCAGGGCGGGGAAGATGGAAGATGCTTGGATAAGGTCTCCAAACGCTCCATAACGGCACACAGCAACCGTTTTCTTCGGCTTCTCGTTCTTCCATGAGTGAATGTGCTTCTTGTCACCCTTGGTCTTTTTATAGACTTGGAAGAAGGAATACTCGCGCTCTTGTTCTCTCTCTTCATTCCGGACCAAATCCCACCCGCCAACATCCTCCATCTTTCCGATGATGTCTTCAGGAAGGAAGTCGTGCTTGTGATCCGGATTAGCCCCCTTCTCGCCTACGTTGGGGTAGAAGTTCTTGTGCGGAAGATAAAGGATCAAATAGCCACCCGGCTTGATGACCCTCCACCACTCCTTTAATGCCTTGTCCGTGTCTTTGATGTGTTCCAGAAGATGCGAGGAGAACACGAAATCCATTGAATGACCCGCGAACATGGACAAGTCTTCGCAAGTCTTGACGGGGACATCAACACCCTTCATGCCCCAATGATGCCCGTTGTCCACTCCGATGAAGTGGGGGAATGCCTTGAACTGACCGCACCCTAAATCCAATCCGTACCCGTTGGTATATTCCACCAGTTCCCAACGGATTTTTGCAGCTTCATTGCCTTGCGGATCATCAATGCGCCAAGTCACTCGGTTTTCTCCTTTGGGGGTCGCCCGCGTCGTTTAGGGGGTTCTGCTTCGGCAAGAACATCAGCAATGATCTGCATGATTTCCTCGCCATGTTGGTTGAAATCTTTGCCGTCTTGGTGATACCGTGCAACGCTATCGCCCATCGTTTCAGCGTAGGGCTTTGAACGGTCTAGCATCATTCGCAGCACCCGTCTTCTTCCGATTCATTCTCGGGGTGATTCACGTTCTCGCCTACTTCTGGCGTGTAACCCGTGTCCATGTACCCGCGCTCCAAGTCAGACGAGGAAACATCCTGATTGGAGAATTGCCCACTTACTTTCCTTCGATCCATGAAAACTCCAAAAGAAATGGAGGGAGCCGAAGCCCCCTCCGGTACATCAGGCCGACAGGTCAGCGCCGGGGATCAGATTCGCCTCAACAGCACAAGCAACGGCACAAGTAGCGTCCGTGCCATGCGTGAACCAGAACTGGTCGCCTTGAGCCAGCGTAACGTCCGTAATGTCGTTGACCACGGCAGCAGATGCGCCGGAAGTCAGGACGGTCAGGGTCGTGGTGCTGGTCGTGGTGCCGCTCTTGGTGTAGAGGTAAGGCTGAGAACCGGCAGCAGTCGTAACGATCACAGGGGAAAGCACGGTCTGCTTCAGCTTCATTGCAGTGAAAGCCGCGAACTTGGTAGAAACACCGTTAGCACCGACAGTAGTCAGGCCGCTGAAGGTGTAAGGCACAAGGTATGCGGGGTGGTCATACGCCATAGATTTGCTAGTCATGTCTATTTCCTAACCTGAACGCTTCCCGTTCATGTCGTTGTTGGCAGCAGGGGAAAGCCTGATAAGCCAGAAATGAAAAAAGCCCCCGGATGGAGGCTTTCTTTGTTACGTTGCAGCAGGATTAGACTGCCGAATCCCACTTGACGATGCGGGCATTGCTGGAATGGGTGGCCGCATTGAGAGGATGGACGATACCAAAACCGCCCAAATAATACCAAGCCACACCCTTGCTACGCCCGTAGTCGGTCGGAATCTTCCCGCGCATCTCTTCCGGAACCGCGATGGCTTCCGCAACAGTGTCAGCACCGAAGAAGTAAATCCAGTCCGAGTAGCCACCGTTCCACGCATCCGAGGTACGCGTGTAAGCGTTCCAGGTGGTGCTATCAGCCGCGCCGCCCTTCGGAATGTTGGTCTGCTCAACGTAACGGACGTTCTCGTAACGACCGATTTCGCCGTTCATAATCATCTGGAAGCCAGCATCGGTGTACTGATGGATGGACTCAAGCTGATTCTTGATGAAGCGGTAAGTCGTGGGCCATGCCAGAGCGTAGTAGTCATCACCCTGATAAGCCGGGATGTTGCGCTCCTTCATGGTATCCACGATCAGCTTGGCATGACCCGTGTTGAACGCTTGCGAGTTCGTCGCGGTACAGGTGCCAGAGGTCGACAGCGTGATGGAGGTCGAAGACGTACCCGCTACGCGCAGGGGGGTTGCGTTGAACTGCGAAGCAGCAGCAGCGTCGAACCACTTGGCGGCATCGTTCTTCAGAACCTTGTTGATGATGGTCTTGACGGGATGCTTGCTCAGATCGTCCAGTTTGCCGGAGTACGGAACCGAGTTACCCGCTTCGGTGATCGTCAGGGTTCCCTGAGTAATCGTGAAGTTGGTTTCCGGCATCGTGCTGGTTTCCAGCAGGGTCGAGCTAGCAGGAGTGGTTACATCCTGATAAACGTCCCAATGGAATTCCTGGCCCTTCGACTTGCCTTGGTGCGATGCGTCTTTTACATCGCAGAATTGACGAAACTTGGTCATCGGTTGAACGACCATACGCAGTTCGTCAGAGAGTTGGTCGGAATACATGTACCCGCCGAGCGAGTTAGTTGCCCATACTTGTCCTGCCATGATGAATCTCCTTTAACCTTGCCCGCGCCGCTTCCTCATCGCTTCGATGATGTCTGATGCGGTCTGCGGTTTTTGTGCTTCGGGAGCCGCCTTACGTACTGACGCAGACGGCAAATTGACTATGTTCGTCTTGAGTTCCCGCTTTTCCTCAAGGGTTGGCGCGGCTACTTGTCCGCCTTTCCACTTCCGCAGGTTATCCCCGATTTCCTTGTAGAGTTCTTTACGGGGACGCATGTCTCCGTTTTTCCTCATCTGGTCTTCTTGGATAGCTGCAAGTTGCAAAAGGTAGGGGTCGCTGCGTACTTCCTTGTATTCGGATGCGAACCACTCTGACGCTTGCTGAAAATCTACTTTGTCAAGCACTCGGGCTTCGGCTATCTGTGCAATCTGGTCGGGGGTGGCGATTTTCTCGCGTCCCCTCAATTGCCTGACGGCTTCAGTCTTCTGCTCTTCATTGCCATGCTCTAGGGCATAGGCGATTATCGAATCGTCCCACTCTTGGGATGGATTCTGATTCTGTTGAGCGACAGGCTGAGTCAGTCGGCTTTCGACTTCCTTAAGTAGCCTAGTCGCTTCTTCTAGCCGCTTGTCTGCGGTGCTTTCCTTCTGCACGGCACGCAATCCGGCTTCGTAAATCTTGTCCTTGGGAACCTGCCGGAGTTCTCCATCTACCTTGACGGTAACAAACTCGGGTTCAGGTTCTTTCTTCTCCGGTTCTACAGTCTCAGCAACAGGCTCCGCTACTTGTTCCGGCTCTTGCTCTTGCTCCGGTTCTGGAGTGTCTGCTGCGGGTTCATTCTTGGTATCCACCACCTCCCCGCCACTGGCCTTGATTTCCTCATCACGCTCTTTTCGAGTGCGCTCTGCGATTTCAGCAAGCATCTCGTTGCGGGGGTTTGCTATCGGTTGTTGTTCTTCTTCCACGCCCGTTGGGGTAGCGGTATCGGTAGTCATGTTGTGGTGTTCTCCTTGGTCGTAAAAAAAGCCCTTTCGGGCCGTTGGTTGTTATCTTTGTGCAGAGGGGAT